AGAATTCAGCGAGAGCGCTACGATGCGGCCAAGCAGCTCATCACAGATAAGCTCACTGAGTTCAGCTGCACGTATGAAACGTTGACTACGCCGAAGGCGATCCAGCTTTGGGTTTTCAATAGCCGAGAACCCGTAAGTCGGAATCCGTCAGAGATTGCACACTGGAAGCAGTTCTACGTGGACGAGTTGCGGTAAGCAGGATCAGGTGGCTTGGTTGTCGTCAGGCGAAACACCGGGCGATCAGCCAAGCCGCGCCAGCAACGCCGACAGCGGCCGGCCACAGCTTGACGCTGCCAGCCGAGCGGTACAGGGTGCGTTCGAGGGTGTTGAGGCTGCGCCACCACAGCCAGGCAGCGCCGTAGGCGACGAAGGCGAACAGCACGGCCAGCACGGCGACGATGGTGATGAACAGGATCAGGGTTTCCACAGCTTCACTTCCTTGGTCTTGGGGTTGTAGTCGCCGTAGCGCAGGATTCGCGCGAGGCGTGCTTGGCGGATCGCATCGTGCTTCGACAGCGGCTCGGTGCCGCCGCGGGGGATGCGGGTGGTGTAGGTGGTGACGACGGTGTTCCACAGCGCGCCGAGGTGCTCCTCGACGGACGCATCGCGGTACGCCTCGTGGATGGGCATGAGCAGCTCGTCCGCGCCCTTGTGGCCGATGCCGGGGAAGCCGGGGTAGTTATCCACCTGGTCGCCCGTGAGCACCTGCTTCATCCAGAACAGGTCAGCGTCGTGAGCCGAGATCGGCCGGACGCCCACGTCGGGACGGTTGGGGTTGTAGAGACGGATGCCGGGGATCGTCTGCATGTCCTTGTCGATGGACACGACGATGCGGCTGCCTGGCGCGCGCTTCGGATTCGGGTGCGAGGCCAGCAGCCCCAGCACGTCGTCACCTTCCAGGTTCTCGATCTCCACGATCTTGTCGCCGAACTCGTCGTAGACGAACTCGTCGAGCACGTACCACAGGGCAGGCTTGTCCTTGCTGGCACGGTTGAGCTTGTAGGTTGGGTCGATGTCCTTGCGGAAGTTGTGCTTCTTGCAGGACAGGGCCAGCAGGTAATCACGCGCGCCGAACTTCTCGACGATCTCGTCGATGTAGTCCTCCAGCTTCGCCTTCGCGCGCTCGGGCTGGATCGCTTCGACCTTGTTGCCGTCGCCGTTCCAGTCGATGTTCGCGGTGTTCGAGAACGCGAGCTGGTAGCGCAGCACATCGGCGTCGATCAGTAGCAGGGGGCCGCGCTTGTTCATGCGTCCACCCACTGCCATCCCAGGAACGCCAGCGCGAACCAGCGGTGCAGCCAGTTCGGACGCTCCCGGACCTGCACGAAGAAGTTGCCGCCAATGACCCAGGAACCGGCCGCCTGCGGTGGCCGATAGGTGACGTAGGAAGTCATGGCCGCTTCTCCGGGTAGCGCTCATACCACGCCTGTAGCTCGGCGGCGTAGCGCTTCATTCCGGCCTGGTACTCCGGGCCGTCGCCGAGCGGGTACTCGTGCTCGTCGCACACGAAGTCGGTGGTCGGGATGGTGTACGGAATCTGCGTGCAGGAGTTCCCCGTACACATCGACTGCCACATGATGATGTAGGAGTTCTCGCTGTGCCCTTTCAGGCACGAGCCATAGTCCGCACTCGGCGGCCAGGGCTTCATATCGCACGCAGCGAGGCCAGCACACAGCGCCAGGATCAGGAGAGCGCGCTTCATACCATGCTCTCGTGTACGGCGACCCAGCACTTCTCGCTAACGCGGCGGATGAAGTAGGTCGCGGTGCTCCACTCCACGGGGCGCAGCATGCGCTCGGTGCAGCACGGGCACTTGGCGTTGTAGGCATGAACCTCGGGCTGGTGTTCGAGCACAGCCACGCGGTAGGTGGTACACGGATCGATCACGCGGACATCGCCGTCAGCGGGGCCGCCAATGAAATGCACGCGAAGCCGGTTCTCGTTCATCGGTTCGATTCCTTGAGGACTTCCAGGGCGCTCGCCTTGTCGGCGTTGCAACGCTGGAGGCCGTCCTCGGCGTTGCCGCCGAAGCGGTAGAGGTCGTAGGTGGTGGTGGTCGGGTCAGCCATCACGGCGTCGAGTGAGGAGTGCGTGCCCTCAATGACGGTCGGCTGGAGGAACTGCTCCGGCACGACTTTCGAGGTGTGCGCGGCGCAGCTCGTCAGGAATGCGGCGAGACAGGTAATCGCCAGTTTCCGGGTCAGCATTTGCTGCAATCTCCACAGAGCGGTTGGTGGTGGCGCGGGCGTTCCGCAGCGCTGCATCGAAGGCAGAGCGGCGCACGGCTTCGCGGTTGAGGGTCTCGACGGTCTGCTTGAGGTCGGCCAGTTCCTTTGCCGACTCCTCCAGCTCCGTCACGCGCTGGGCCATTGCGGTGTACTTCCAGGCTGCGAAGCCGCCTGCCGCGAGCGCGGCAACGACCAGCAGCGCCGCGAGGGCGCGCAGGATGTTGGTTGGGTTCATCGGTTCTCTTGGACGTAACAGGCGACTCGCAGAAGCTCCGAGGGAGTCGCGTCGGACTTGATCTGATTCGCGCGTGCGGAGATCACGCGCACGTTGCCCCGGACGTAGCCGAGGTCAGGTTCGATGCGGTCGAGCGTGGGTGAGTTGGGGCCTTGGGCCTTGCGCCCGACAGCGCGGTACAGCGGGATGCCCAGTGCCGGGCAGAAGTCGGGGACCACGATGTCGTCCGACGTGAGGTCGAACGGCAGTCCCTTCCTAGCTGCCCGGCGTTTCGCTTGGCGCACCAGGGCGAGTGCAATGTCCCGCTTGCCGCGGGTCAGTGCGTCTCGGCCCAATTCCTTCCGATCTTGAACTCGCCATCGAGCGGACAGCGGAAGCCGAAGTAATCGCCAGCCTTGCGGATGGCAGCCTGGGCGGTCTTGCCCACGAACTCGGCCTTGTCCTCGTCCACTTCGATTTGCCACTCGTCATGGACGTTGGCGAGGAACTCGTAGTGGACGCCCGGCACCAACCCTGCGGCTTGCAGGTCGGCGTCGAGGATCACCAGGGCTTTCTTCATCACCAGCGCACCGGCCGACTGGAGCAGGGTATTGAGCGCGGCGTGGTCGCTGCGGATGTGCAGCTTCCGGCCGTCGAGACCGATCAGGTATCCCTTCTCGGCCGCGCGCTTCTTGACCCCGCGTACCAGCTTCTCCAGCGCAGGCAGCCCGGCCAGGAACTTCGAGCGGAGCTTCGCCCCGGCCTGGCGACCCTTGCCAACGATGGAGCCGAGCTTCGCGTCGCCTGCCCCATAGAGGAAGGCGTAGATGAAGGTCTTGGCGTTGTCGCGGGTTGGCAGTCCTGCCGCCGATTGGTTGACGGAGTGGATGTCGCCTTCGAGGATGACCTTGGCGTACTCGCCGCCGTCGTGCTTTGCCATGAAGTGCGCCAGGCAGCGCAGCTCCAATCCCGAGGCGTCCGCGCCGACCTGGAGCTTCCCTGTTGGGACGCAGAACAACGAGCGGCACTCGAATCCGTAGCCGCCTTCCTGGCCCTTGAGGATTCCCTTCTCCTTCGAGTGCTGGACCTTCGGCACCTGAGCGATGTTCGGCTTCGAGTGCGTCATGCGGCCGGTCACCGCTGCGTTCTGATTCACGCTGCCGTGGATGCGGCCGTCCTTCTTGATGGCCTTGAGCCACGCCTCGTCGCCTTCGGCGAGCTGGCCGAGGCGCTTGTTGACGATGAAGTGCTCCAGCAGGAGCGGGATGATCGGGAACTTGAGCGCGCCCAGGACTTCTTCGTCGATCTTCGGCTGGCCCTTCTCGGTGAACTCCTGGGGCTGCCAGCCGTACATTGCAGTCAAGCGGTCAGCAATGTGCTGGCGGCTTGCCGGGTTGAACACCACGTCCTTGTAGGTCGTGACCTCCACGCCCTTGACGTAACCGCGGCGCTTGTCGTCGCGCTTCGGTACGAACTTGCGCTTCACCACCTTCCACGGCGGAATGACCTTGCGCAGCTCGGCCTCCAGCGCAGTGCGCCGGGACACGAGGATGCACTCCAGCTCACGCGCCTTCTCCTGATCGAACAGGTAGCCGTAGCGCTGCTGACGCGAGAGGATCGGCGCGACGGCCTGCTCCAGCTCGATGGCCTCGGTAGGGAGGCCCTTGCTCATCAGCAACGCGAACAGCGCTTGCGTGACCGCAACGTCCTGGTCGCAGTAGTCGTCCATTTCCTGAGACCACTGTGCCCAGGGATCGAGGCCGCGTGCGGCCATCTGCGCCGCGTAGTCGCCTTTCCAGCGACCGAGGCGGTAGCCCCACGCTTCGAGGGCGTGGCGGCCGATCAGCTTGCCCGGCAACACCGGGTTCGCTCCCTGCTTCTTGCGGGCCTTGAAGTCGCGGTCCTTGAGGTCCGGGTAGACCAGCGTGGACATCAGCAACGTGTCGAAGTACGCCTGGACCTTGAAGTCCGGGAACACCTTGGCGATAGCCGGAATGTCGAATCCGGCGATGTTGTGGCCGACAACGCGCTTGGCCTTCTTGAGCCTCTCGACGGCCTGACGGACTGTCATTTCGCCCGTGCCGTGATCGTTGGCGGACAGGATGGGACCGCGCGGTGCGCCGGTCTCATCT